GCCCAGTTGGCGCTCTAGAGATAAGAAGCTCTGCCCGATCAAGCGGTCCCATACGGGCAAAGCTTCTTTTAAATCTTTCACTACGCTGTCAATCTGCTCCTCCGTCAATTGCAGGCGCTCTTTGCAGAAATAATTCAGCCACAATTCCTTATTCAGTTTCCTCTTTTTTCCCCGCAAGGGAAGGGCACTTTCTTCTTTGGCATTCTCTAACTCCGCTATGCGGTTATTAAGACGTTCAAACTCAGCATTCACCTGTGCGACTACTGCTTCTAACTCACGATGGCTGACCATTGGTTTGCTCCTTTACAGCTATCTCACGTTCCTTCAATAGCGTATTGGCTAGTTTAATTCTCCTCTCAAACTCTTTATCGTCTTGGTCACCAGCTCTAATGTTAGTAGACACAGCTTTTATCCTGTCATTCTCCAGCTCGACTGGAATGGCCTGAGTCTCAGCAACAATCTTCTGCGCTCTGGCTTGCGACTCAGCAGCTTGACCGTTGAGTGCATTAGTCTGTGACTGCTGGAACTCAAGCTGTACTTGCTGTGCTGCCTGAGCTGCTTGCTGTGCCTCTGGTGATGGCTGACTTGCCTGAGCTAGTTGCTCTATTAGTTCCTCACGATTTGATAGATTCATGTTATCAATGATTGACTGAATCAGTGAGAGGTACAACGGGGAGTCTGCTGGCATTGTCTGTAGTAGCTGCACAAGCTGAGTTACTTCATATTCTCTGGCGATGATGCCCAGAGAGCTAGAGGCCACAAACTTGTAATCAGCAACAGGATACGCTTCGGGGTTAAACTGCATATACCTGTGAGCAGCTTTAGTGACAAATGGAATGACAAACGACTCTTGGAAGTTAATCAGTGTACGCTTGTGACGCTTGATGATTGCACCAAGAGACATGGAGATACCAGCAGCGGTAGCCTCCCCATTGATTGAACCGGGAATACCAGCAGAGTCGATAGCACCAGTAGCTGTCTGTACCATCTTCTGCAACTCAGCAGCCTGAGCAAAAGTAATCTGATTTACCTGACCAAAGTTAAATGGCTGTAGCACTTCTCGTGGGTCACCATTAGTCAGAATCAGCTTGCCGGGTTTAACCTCTAAACGTGACCCTCTTGGGATACGTGTAGAATCCATAGCCATCATAGGATGGACTGTCAGTGCCAGAGCGTCTATTCTTGCTCTTAGTTCTGCGTCCAAAGCCTTCTGGCTGTTGTAACCCTTCTCACAGACACCACGACCCCAGAACCTACCGGGTACTACATCCCACGGGAAAGCCACGATAGGACGGTCTTGCATCATGTAGGGATTACGCTCTGCCTTGAGCAGAATGCCACCGTTAGCTAACACAACGATAGCTTCTACATAGTAACCTTCGTCCTCTTCAGTTTCGCCCAAATCGACTACTTCATCGTCTTCATCGACATCTGCGTCATCAAGGAGGTGCTTAGGTACTAAACCGTAGTATTTCGTAAGTCTTACTTTATCGTCTTCATAACGAGTAAGTTCTTGGTCTGGCTCAATGTCAAAATCTGGTGATGCTTCACCGACATGAACATCTTTGAATACACCCTTCTCCTGCATCTGCTCAACGTAGTGCATAGGAACAAACTCATCTATGGCTACGCCCATAGCTTCTTCCACAGAAGTAGCAACAGGGTCTATCAAGAAGTTCTGAGGCATGATAGGACGTAGCTTACACGTAGTCTTCTCTACAATGTTTACGCCTACTGCCTGTAGCTCACCACCCATGATAGGCTGTGTGGCAGGAGCCATCTCTTTAACGTCCTCTAGGACTATCTCAGCTATGCCAGTACCGAACACAGCAGCATTGATTAGTGACTCAGCTACAGCCTTACGTACTTTGTGTTGTGCAAAGTCTTCGTGTAACTGCTCACGTAAGTAAACTATGTCAGCCTTCTCAGGGTCATTGCGGTCATCTTTGATGTCGAACCACTTACCACGCCCAAAGGTAGCTTCTTCTATCTCTGCTACAGAAGATTCAACAGCTTGCTGTAGTGCAGGACTGATAATCCTTGAACGCTCTGAGTCTCTTGTACGGTCATCAGAAGACCAGATGCCACGCCATAAGCGGTAGTATTCGTCAAACTTCTCTGAGTAATTAGCATCGAAGTGGTCACGCCAGCCATCCAGCTTAGTCTCTAGCCAGC